AAAGGAGGATATAGCATCATCTGTATCACAATTACCGCTACACCATATATGTTTTTCAAAGTTTTCATCTACCATTTAATTTCTCCCATCTTGCTATAACTATTTTATCGTTTCTCCACATCTGAAGTATTTTATATTCAACTTCTGATATTCTATGTAATATATCGTGCTTATTATCACTTAACTCTCCATCTTCAAATAAATCTTCATCAGGATATTGTATTAATATATGATTATCATTTTTCATTTGCACCACCAATCTATTACATAGTAAACTACTAAGTACCATAAAAATATAGCACTTATAACAATACTACCATAAACTAAAACGTTAGTCCAATTTATCATTTTTTCTCCTTTATCTGATTTACAATACCATTAACTATTGCATCTTCATAAGTATTGTTTGGTAATTCTTCCCAAGTTTCTAATACTTCTAATTCACCTTTAGTTATGGATATTTGTTTTCTTATAATTTTATTACTATCATCTGCTATATCTATTTTTGGGATTTCATGAGTTTCATAAGATTTTAAAAACTCATACATTGTATCATTATCATTTAAGTTTTCGTAGCCTTTACCAAGCATACGTCTCATTTTATTATAATCTGGTTTCCTCATATCATCTCCTATACTACTGGTAAAACTGTTGCTTTTTCTTTTACAGCGTTAGCAACATATAATGCTCCACCATCATTACCTTCATCATCAGACTGTGGAATAATCCAGGTGCCATCATCAAGTAATATACACAATGGTCTATTAAACCACATTGATTCTTTCATTTCTTCATCAGACATATATCTGCATTTAACTATTTTTCTACCTACAAGCCATTTCTCTGAGGTTTTTTGCCAATGTTTAACAGCTTGTTCCTCAGGGTTTTGTATACTTTTAACTTTACTCATTTATATCTCCTAAACTTAATGTTGCTGGACCATCGTGGTCTTGCCAATGTGTCCAAGCGTTAACTTTATCATAATCTACATCAAGATATATTGTAGTCTTTTCTGATATAGCAATATGCATTCTCATTTCTACACCATTGTGCATCATTTCAAATATGATAGGATATTTAGTACTTTTGTCGTGGTCTTTTATGTAAGCAAATACTGTATCTGAGTAAACGCTTTTAGCTTTACCTGTTTCTTCTGCATGAAGTATTGCTTTCTTAAGATTTTCTTTTGTAAAGTATCTTATTACATTTCTTTCTGATGCTGGTTTACCTTTAGTGGCCATATCTTTAATCCTCCCTATCTAAATCATAGTCTGGGTCATATTGATAAGCATCTGCAAACATCTGTGCTAATTCTGGAACATCAGAACATAAATCAAATATTTCTTGAAATGTGTATTTAGTTTCCCAAAAAGATATAGTTTTATTAGCATGGTTAACTTCTACAACTCTCTTATTTCTATATACGTTAGTCTGATTTTCTTGTTCTCTAACTTTTACTTTAAGTTTACTCATTTTCTCTACTCCTTCTATATATTTCTTTAGCATTTATTCTACTACGTTCTTCATTTTTAAGATATTCAAAAGCTTCATGTTTTTCCATTGGTGCAACTTTTACTACTATATCAAAAGCTACGCTTCTAAAAGCGTCTCTTTCAGCTTCAGTAAACTTATCTTTAGGCATATATTGCTCTACAAGTTCTTCTGCTTTTCTTAAACCTGAAGCAATTAAATCAATTTGTTGTTCTTTACTCAGTTTCATTTTTTCTCCAATCTATAGCACGACAATACAGTGATGCACTAGTGAAATATGTATTACATGCTATATGTTTATATCAATAAGGTATTTGATTTACTTGGTAGTAACCATTAAATTCAGAGTCTATTTCTCTACCTAATGTTTCTACAAGCACATCTAGACAATCGTGAATATCTTCACACTCACTAAAGTCTATATCAACTTCCTTACCATTATAAATAACATTTAAGTCAATTTTCATTTGACCTCCTTGTTATTGGTTGTTTGTTTATGTTAATTATTGGCTTTTTTATCATTCAATAGTAGTGCTTTTGGGTATCTAGATAGATTACTGTTTTTAACCAAGAGTTCCTGGAATAAACTTAGTGTAACTTCTCAGGGCTGCTATTGCTATAGTTACATACCAATAATGGTAGTCAGAAAAGGCAGACTAGTCGATTTTTAAACACCAACTGTGTCCGATACCTCTGCCTTTCCCCAGTTACCAGCTCTGGTATATTATAAGATAAGTCCAACACGCTGCTTTTAGTTAGATGTCAGAGTACTCACGCTACATTATCTTATAAATATTCGTGACCAGTTCTTTCTTCATTATACTTCTTGGTATAATACTTTGCCATCTCATCTTGGTCACACTCAAACCTAGTAATAACTTCGTTATTTAATTCTATCAAATCTCGTAAGTCCTTTGGTTTAAAGTTGTTAGCAAGAATATCGTAAAGCAATTTATTATTTTTACCAATTAGTTGTATTGCATCTATGTCCATTAATCCTCCGTAACCATATGGTATACACCATGTTTACTACCTGTTTTAGGATTCTTAATCATAGTTGTTTGAATGTTGTAGCCTCTCATACGTAACTCTTTAATGATAGCAGAAAGTCTAATTGTCATAAATTCTTTAGACTTAGTTGCTTCTAGTTGTGTTAGGCTTTTACCTGCTTGAAGATGTTTAAGTATCTTCTCAGTTTTACTGTTCTTTTGAAAGTAGTTATGTTTACGCACACTTCCATCTGCGTTGACTGTAAGTGGCTTACCTTTAAAAGACTTAGTAGCACTTATATTATGTTTGCCTGCCATGTTTATCTCCTGTGTTGTTTCTGTTTAATAAATTCTAGACTGCAGCGAGTCTGAGTAGGATAATACTGCAGTGTTCTCTTATCAGAGATTAAAGACTCTTTATTAAAGACATCACCCTTATCATTGTTTAGGGATTGAGCCGAAGCCTGCCTCCACTGGGATTTAGTGTTTAAATAAATTTATCCTGTTGCTGATTTCTTTAACATATCGTGTGGAGCAAGCGTAGAGTCCTAGGACCATCTAGCTCCTCTCATCGTGAAGAGGTGTTGCCTCAGACAACTATTTACAGCTGCGCTAACAACTGTCAATTTATAAGGTGGAGATAGTGCTTTAAATAATGCCTATCTATCTTTTAGTCTCGAGACCAGCGACCACCTTATTTAATTCTTTATTACATAAAAAAGAGAGAGAAAGACTACGCTTTAAGTGTATGGTAGTTTTAGCCACAACTTCCTCTCTCGTTGACCACTACAGGATTATTTAATTACAGATGTAGTGTCAGTTATCGATAAACTGTCTACGACAAATTCTTTAGCAGGTTCTGATACTTCTAAATCAGCTTCCTCCAATCCTGTAGAATAAGGTTTAGACCATTCACCGTTCTCAATGGTTGCTTCGTTGTTTGTGTTACCACACGAAAACAAGAAGAGTATAACAACAAGCAGTAGCACAAGCACAACTAGCCTATTTACCAATGAGTTATTGAAATCTAGTTTTTCCATAGATTCTCCTTTATTTATTGTTAAAAGTTTACAGGCCACCAACATTTATTCTGCGGAATAGGAAAGATAAGTGTGTGTTAGTGACCTGTGTGTTCACATAAGGGGAAATTTGTGGCAGTTTTTACCATGTCATACCACAGGACAAGTTTTAGGACATAACCACTCGCCACCTACCTCTAGTTAACGATAGTTATAAGGAACGCTTCGTGCAAATAGAAGCAACTATCTTGAGCCAAAGCCTTGTCCGTTATGTCCTTTAGAAATTACCTTCTGCTACCTGAAAGCAAGTAAGTCCTATACTTCGCCACATATCTACAACTTGTTGTCTATCGTCAAACACAAGTTTAACATCAAACTCTTTAGATATTAGGTTATTATATATTTCTTTTTTTACTATCCAATCAGGTCTATGGTCACCAGCTTCTCTCATATATAGAGTTGGATACCTACCCATATTATATATTGCACAGTAATAGTCAAGCCAAGCAAGAGTAAGGTCAAAGCAAGTAGGATACTCTTTATCAAAGCCATCAGTAGGTAGATAAGCACGTCTAAAGTATTTACCATTGACTGATTTACCAGGAAATTCTACGTTTTCTCTACCACTACAGAATATAATATTATATCCTTTAGTTCTTTCTAATGATGATATACATTCCCAAACAGGAAAGTTTATACCATCGTGACCTACCATATCATAATCAAATGGACTTCTATCTCTCATTATAGCAACAGTTCCATCTACATCTACTAGTATTGCATCTTTCATTTAGCACCTCCACAACTATGTTTAGGAACATGAGAACATGGAACTATCCTTGGTGTAGGCATGTTGTTTTTATAATTATTTACATTAAATGTTTTATTACACTCTGCACATTTAACTTTGTTTACTGTGAATTTAATAAATTTACCTATTGGCATTGCTTGTCTCCTGTAGTTTTATAAAGCACCAACTCTGCTGATTGCTTTAGCTTAGTAACTTATACTCGTAAGCATAATGTTCTATCGGTAGCATCCATCAACAGAGTCGAGAGGGTTATTCTAATAGTGTTCTAAATACTAGCTCATGATATAGTATAACCTGTCAAGGTTCACATTCAAATAGCTCTCAGTGCTTTATCGTTTCATGTTTATATTTCTACTTTACTTTCTAAATCTAATTCTATATCCATCTCACCTGCTGTTAGGTAAGTGGTTGGATAATATCCATTACTTAAACCATTTTTATCTTTAATGTAATGACCTGATAACTCTATAAAATACTTACGAATATTTTTATTTAATCCTGTATCCCAATATACTACACTAAGAACAATATGTTCATCACCATCTGTGTCTTTACATTTATATTTACCTGTAATATGTATCATTTATTTATTCCTTAATCTAAATCTATTTTCTCAAACCTATTAGTCCTATCATCTGACCATTTCATAATATATATAAAGGCGTAACCCATTAATGTAACACCTATTAAAAATATAGCAAATAATATTATTAGTTCTAGTATCCCAACCATTTATTCTCCTTGTAGTGGCTAAGCCTCAACTATTTGCAAAGCAAGATGTTAATACTCCCAATACGCTAGTAATGTAGTCTATTTTAGATACTACAATAGGGGACTGTCAGTAAAGACTTGTCCATCGCCTAATGGCTTATATCTTCGGCTTTCATCTCACATAATTGAGGCTTGGTTAAATTACCTTGTTTTGGTAACGTTTATCTAAATCTTGTATAAGTATCGCACACACACATAATGTTGAGTGTATGACTATGTATAGGGACAAATAGGGTGCAAACACGCATCACTAATGGCTCACACCCTTTATAATGTCCTAGAAAGAGGGAACTAGTCCCTCAGGCTAACCCATCGTGATGGAATCTGCTGTGTCCATTAGCGAATCATCATTCAGAGGTGCAAAAGAATCAAGCAATGCTTGAGTAAATACATAACGCTTGCCACTTGCTAGTTCACAAAGGTAAACTTTCTCACCATTAAGCTGTAATGTCTTGCCTGTAAAATGAGCTGTTGATAAGGTTACAGTATCCTTGATTGTAAAAGATACATTAAATATTACACCGACTTTGAACTCCATTGTGTTCTCCTATTTTGTTTTTAATTAAAAATTAACGTAAAAAAGATAATGAAAATATCCTTTTGGGGGGTATGGTTTGAATATTACAGCGTCCACTAAAATGCCCCAATTTTTCCCATTTTACCTCTTGCGATTGTTTTTTTAAAAATCATGTTTTGTGAAATCTGTGTAATTATATTATTTGTAGATAACTTATAGAAAATAAATAATGGTTGCATCTAAACTAGTTTTTTATATAAATTATATATATATGAAGAAAATGTATAAATTGATTATTATATACAATGAAAATGAAACTGAATGTGAAACACTAATAGAGTATTTTGATGAAATAGAAGATGAATGTGAGCTAGAATTAGAAGATTATCAAGATAAAGAAATAAGAGATGGTCTTATAGCTATTCAAATGATGGGGGAAGCATGAGGTCTTATACGGTCAACAACAAGAAGCACGACGTCTTTGAGGACGTCGACGAAGTGCCAGGAAATATTGATTACTTATATGACTGGAGACATGGCAATCTAGGAGATTGGGTGTTAACAGATGATGGATGTGTACTACAGATTATTAGACAAGGTACAATGTTTAGGTCTAAAGGTAGTTTAAAGAAAGTAGACTATGTAGGTACATGTACTGGTACATTCTTAAAAGATGGTAAGATGAAGATGGATGCAGATAGAAGAGAGAATATCTATTCATTATCTGGTAAGAAATCATCTAAAGGCGTATTAGAAGATAGAAAAGAATTAACTGCAAGAGAAGAATTGTTTATTCATAACTTGCAAAAGAATATGACTTTAAAAGATGCATATATAAATGCATATAAGACTGATAATGAGAAGTATGCTGAAACAAGAGCTATGCTTCTTATTAAAACAGAGAGGGTACAAAAAAAGATGAAAGAGCATTTAAAGCCTATATTAGAGAAATTAGAGATAGATGAAGAGTTAGTATTAGATGGTATTAAGCATATTGCTCTTACTGCTGAGAAAGACTCTGATAAGTTAAAAGCTTTAACAGAATTATCTGAAGTATTAGAAATAAAAGATAAGGGAGTTAAGGTTCAAGAAATAACAGGTATGGCTTCTAAAGAGCTGTTTAGTGGTTTTACAGATGAAGTAAGTGTAGACAGACCTAAGTTAAAGGAATAAATATGCCTAGAAAGAAAAAGGGAAGTAAAGGATTATACGCTAATATACATGCAAAGCGTAAAAGAATTAAAGCAGGTAGTGGAGAGAAAATGAGAAAGAAAGGTTCTAAAGGCGCTCCTACTGCTAAAGCATTTAGAAGGTCTAAGAGAACTGCAAAGAAAAGATGAACGAAACTAAAAAGATTAAAATAGAAACTCCTGTAGGTAGCATAGAAAGTGATTCTGGTAATCATTTTGTAGATATTGCAAGTGTTATGCTTATCATTCTTTGTGTATTAATGTTTAAAAAAATAATGAAATTATAGAGGATATTATGGCTAAAATAACCAAAAAAGACAGAGAAAAAATGAAAGTTAGTAGAGAGGTTGCAGGTACTATAATTGCAGCTAAACAACTATATGATATAGCAGAACCAGTTATTAGAGAAGGTTATAAAAGAGGCAAAACTTATTTACAAAATAGAAAAAAGAAAAGAGATTACCCAACTAATAGTTATAAAGAAGGAGAGTAAATGGCTAAGGTAACTTATAAAAGTAAAAAAACAGGTAAAGTTATTACACAAAAATCTTTAGATAACTATGGTCCTGTTAAAAAGGCTAGTAAGCCTGTTATTAAAAAAGAAGGAAAAATTTACAAAATAGCAAAAAATACATACAAGGAAGGAGTATAGTATGCCTTACGGTCCAGGAACATATGGAAAAAAAAGAGGAAGACCTCCAGTTAAGAAAAAGAAAAAAATGGTAAAAAGAAAAAGAAAATAATGGCAAACATCAATTTTCATAATGTATCTAAGGAAGAAAAGTTACTAAGACAAGCGTATACTGATATGATTGCTTTTGGTAAATTATTTTTACCTCAAGATTATATGAGAAGTGAAACGCCTTGGTTTCATTACCAAATAGCAGACAAAGTAGATGATAAATCTATAAAGCAGTTAGCTATTATAATGCCTAGAGGGCATGGTAAAACAGTTCTTACTAAGTGTGATATATTAAAGTCTTTTTGCTTTAATGGTAAAGAGAAAGAATGGGGCTTATCAGATGTTGATGAGCCTTTGTTTTATGGCTGGGTGTCTGCTACTGCAAAGCTTGCCACAGGGAATATGGATTATATAAAAACTCATATTGAAACAAATGAGAGAATTAAGTATTACTTTGGCGACTTGAAAGGAAAGAAATGGACAGAAACAGACATAGAGTTTTCAAATGGGTGTAAGCTCATTTCTAAATCTAATATTTCAGGCATTAGGGGAGGTGCGAAACTACACAAAAGATACGACCTTATCGTATTGGACGATTTTGAGGACGAGAACAATACAATTACTCCTGAAGCTAGAGCAAAAAACTCCAACCTTATTACTGCTGTGGTATTCCCTGCTCTTGAGCCTCATACTGGGAGGTTACGTATTAATGGGACTCCTGTCCACTTTGATAGTTTTATTAATAATCTTATTGTTAATTATGAGAAATCTGTTCAGGAAGATAAAAAGTTTTCTTGGGATGTAGTATTGCATAAAGCTATTACAGAAAAAGGTGACGCTTTATGGGATAGTTGGTTTGGATTAAAAGAGCTAAATAGAAAGAAGAAGTTTTATGCAGACTCAGGTCAGCCTCACAAATTCTATCAAGAGTATATGATGGAAGTTCAAAGTGAAGATGACTCTGTATTTAGTAGAGACCATATTAATTATTGGCAGGGTGGCTATATGTATGACGAAGATGCAGGTATTGGTTATATATTAAAAGATTCAGACAATCCTGTTCCTGTAAATATATTTGTAGGAGTAGATTGTGCAACAGATGTTATAAGAAGAGATAGTGACTACACAGTATTAATGGTAGTTGGCGTAGATGAGTTTAATAAAGTATATGTACTTGAGTATATTAGAAAAAGAGGTTTACCTGTACTTGGTATACCTGGTGATGAGAAAAAAGGTGTAGTAGATTATATCTTTGAATTAGAACAAAGGTATCATCCTTCGTTATTTGTAATAGAAGATACTACTATGTCTAGACCTGTGTTTCAATCTCTTCGTAGCGAAATGTTAAGACGTAATGAGTTTGGTATTAAGTTTAAAGAAGAAAAACCAGGTACTCGTATGTCTAAAAGAGATAGAATACAAGGTATACTTGCACAAAGATTTGCTGTAGGGCAAATGCATATAAAAAAGGAAATGTATGATTTACATCATGAGATTATTACATTTGGTCCAAGAATGGGTCACGATGATACCATCGATGCACTTGCTTATGCTTGCAAGTTTGCTGCACCTCCTGCTGGCATCAAATCTGCAGAAGGAAGACATTACAAATATAAACCAAGAGCAAAAAGTTGGGTGGTTGCATAGTATGGCTTTTAGTTTAGATGCATCTATAGAATTAGTTACAGCGGCTTTTCCTGGAAACAATGCTTCAGACATGTTAAAGTTTATAGCATCTGCAGAAAGTAATTATGGTAATTATGATATAGATGAAGCTTTATCTTATGGGGCTTATCAAATAGACCCTATTAGATTTTTTGATATTATACAAAATACAGAAAGAGCAAATGAAACTAGAATTGATTCTGCAAATAACTTTTTAAGAAAACATGGTATGGGTAATGAATTTGATTTAAGAAAACTTGCTGATTATAATGAAACTACTAAAAATTTTGATTATGTAGATAGAGATAAAATGCATAATCCTTTAGTTGCAACTACTATAGCAAGGTTAGCTTTAATGCAAGACCCTAATGCTATACCTGGAGAGTTAGAAGAAATGACTGATTATTATTTTAATTTTTGGTCACCTAAAGTTAATAGTCCAGACCAGCCTCGTTATGAATATAAAAGAAGTGAAGCTAAAAGAAAATTTAAAAAATATAACCCTGAAGCTTATGAAGATTCTTCAGATATGAATAATCAAGCATTTGATGCTATGGTTGACAGTACTTTAACGCCAACATTAGATAGTATTAATTTAGAATTAAAAGATTAAATTAAATAGAGGGAAGCAGAATGGAAACTTATGGAAGAGCAATTACAAGGATTGATTGGAGAATGGGGCTGGATGGCCGCAGCAGCTTTTGCATTAATGATGTTTCGTGCTACCTTAGAAAATGTTTTAGAGTCGTTAAAGATATTTTTAGGAAACGACTTGAACACAGACGATGTGATACATTTAAATGGAAGGCCAGCAAGAGTTGTAAGAGTTGGTGTATGGAAAACAATATTTTTTGTGTATGATATTGGATGCGCAAATGGTAAACCTTATGTTAAGGGTGGCTGCAAAAAAGCTGTACAAAATGATAAACTTAAAGATTATGAAATAGAAAAACCACTACCTATGTTAGATTTATCTAAATGGGATGATTGTAAAGAGGATGAATAATGAGTCAAAGAAAAGATAAAGTTGTATTTAGAAGAGTTTTGCAAGAATTAAAAGTAAACAAAAAAGATGAATTTGTAAGTCTAAATCCTCAATATGGTGATGAAGAGGAAGCTTTTAATAGAAGTGTATATCAAAATAGCGAACTTATTAGTAGAAGAGAAATAGACCCTGATAATGATGAGCATGGAAATTATGACCACAATTTAGGTGGATACCAATATGAAGATGAAAGAGAACGAATAGTTAATGGCAAATACAAAAGAACTTATCATCGCAGGCAAAGACCTTTTACTACAGAAGAAAGAATAGATAATTATATGACTGCAGGTAAAAAATTATATAAGAAAATAAAAAAGAAGGTACTTAAATAATGGCTAAAAAGAAACAGGATAAGAGGGCTTTACGAGTTAGAGACATATTTGATAATGTCAATACTGGTAATAGACAACAATGGGAATTTATAAACCAAAAAGGTTTTGACTTTGCTAACGACAATCAGCTATCTGCTGATGATAAAGAAATGTTAGAAGAACAAGGTATGCCTACATTTACTATTAACAGGATAATACCTGTAGTAGAAATGTTAAATTACTATGCTACTGCTAACTCACCTAGATGGCAGGCTATAGGTACAGAAGGTAGTGATAGTGATGTTGCCGCTGTTTTTTCTGATATGGCTGATTATGTATGGTATCAATCTAATGGACAATCTTTATTGTCTAATGCTATAAATGATTCTGTTGCTAAATCTATTGGTTATCTAATGGTAGATATTAATCCTAATGCAGACCAAGGTATGGGAGAAGTAGTAATAAAACAGCCAGACCCTTTTGATGTTTATATAGACCCTAAGTCTAGAAGCTTGCTGTTTGAAGATGCTGCATATATGATGATTAGAAAAGTATTACCTAGAACACATCTTATGAAAGAATATCCTGATAGTGCAAATAAAATAAAGAAAGCATTTTCTTATGATAATAGCACTTATAATTATACAGAAAAAGTATTTGATGAAACTCAAAAAGATTTTAGTGCTAAAGATGTATTAGATGAGTCTACTACAGATATGTTAGACGAACAAGATACAGGTAAGGTAGATTTAATTGAATATTATGAGTTGTTTGAAAAAGAGCAACAATTATTTGTAAATATGTTTTATAAAGTTCCGCCTGACCCTTCTGTTTTAGAAACTATTAAACAACAAGTTAAAGTAAAAATTGAACAAATGCAAAAAGAGCAAATGGTTGCTTATAAAGAAAAAGAATTAGAACTTGTTCAAATGGTTGAGGCAAAGCAAATATTACCAGAAAGAATGCAACTTGAACTAGAAAAATTACAAGCTCAAATGAAAGAGCAAATAAAAATGACTGAAATGCAGTTTACAAATGAACTTCAAAAACAAAATTCTGTTATTGAAAATAAAGTTATTACAAAAGAAGAATATAACATATTATTAGAAGATGAAGATTTTGCAGATTTAGTTGTAGACTCTATTGAGTTTTATGATTCAAGAATTAAAAAAACCTGTGTAGTTGGAGATGTCTGTATTTACGAAAAGTACTTACCTTCAAAAATCAAAGATTATCCTTTGATTCCTTTTCACTACAAATGGACTGGCACTCCGTATCCAATAAGTGCAGTGTCTCCACTCATAGGTAAACAACAAGAATTAAATAAAGTGCATCAGTTAATGGTGCATAATGCATCTCTTGGTAGTAGTTTAAGATGGATGTATGAAGAAGGAAGTATTGATGTAGAGCATTGGGAAAAATATGCATCTGCTCCTGGAGCATTGTTACCACTTAGAAGTGGCTTTAATGCACCTACTCCTGTAATGCCTTTTCAATTACCTAATGCATTCTTTGGTATATCAGGTGAAGGTAAACAAGATATGGAATACTTAGCAGGTATATATTCTTCTATGCAAGGTGATACTAAACAAACTAAGGACATGCCTTTTAAAGGTATGCTTGCTATTGATGAGTATGGTACTAGAAGAGTTAAGTATTGGTTAAAGCATTCTGTAGAACCTGCATTAAAACAAGTAGGTAACTTAGTTAGGCAATATACTCAATCAGTTTATACAGCAAATAAAATATTTAGAATAGTACAACCAAGTGCTATACAGGAAGAAAAGCAAGTAGAAATTAATATACCTGTATATAATGATATGGGAGAAGCTATTGGTAAATATATGGATTATTCTGCTGCTAAATTTGATGTAAGATTAATTGCTGGGTCTACTCTACCTGTTAATAGATGGGCATACTTAGCAGAACTAAAAGAATTATTAAAACTCGGAGTTGTAGATGATGTAGCTGTATTATCTGAAACTGATGTTAAGAATAAAGACAAAATAGTAAAACGTAAATCTTTATACTCGCAAATGAAACAGCAAATAGATTCTATGCAAAAACAAATGCAAGATAAAGAAGGTACTATTGAAACTCTTGAAAGACAACTTGTTCAAGCAGGCATTAGAAATAAAACAATGCAAGGCTCAATGGAGATTAACAAAAAAGTTGCAGAAACTAAAGCTAACTATGATAAAGAATACAATGAAACTAAAACTTTACAGCAACAAATACGTCAAGATAGCAAAAAAGAGTTTGAAAATAATAAGACAAGATTAGACGAACTATTAAATAGTTTGCCTATTAGGGAAAAAAATAAGTAAATTATAAATACATAAAAGGAGATAATAGTGATAGAAGATACAACTGGCAACTCAAATCCATCTGCTGAAGCAGCAGAAAAAGGGGTATTTGACTCTAGTGACTCTTTCTTTGACGCTCTAGATAATGATGTTAGTGGTGGAGTTATAGACCAAGAACAATCAGTGGAAGCTCAAGAAGAATCAAATCAAGTAGAGCAGACAACTCAGCAAATGTCTGACCCTGTTCAAAGTGATGATACAATAGACTGGGAAAAAAGATATAAAGATTCCAGTCGAGAAGCTCAAAGGTTAAACGCCGAACTTAAAGAGTTCCAACCAATTAAACCTTTAGTTGATTACATGAAAAGAGATAGTGGACTAGTGGATACTATTCGAGGCTACCTGCAAAATGGTGGACAAACGCCTGAATCAATACAAAATAAACTGAATTTACCAGAAGATTTTGTGTTTGATGGGCATGAGGCAGTGACTGAACCTAATTCAGAATCTGCTAAAGTACTTAATCAAATGGTAGATACTACGGTACAAACTAGAGTTAATAGTATATTGCAAAAAGAAAAACAACAAAATGAACAAAATGCTGCTAAACAAAAAAGAGTTGAAGAAGCAAAGAAGTTTATGGAGAAAAACAATATGTCTGAGCAAGAGTTTACAGAAATGTTACAAAAAGCTCAGTCTCAAAGTTTTTCATTTGATGATATGTATTATTTAGTTAATCGTGACAAGGTTGCAAAAAATGTAGCCGCATCTACTAAAAACGAGATGCTTGGTCAAATGAATAATGCAAGACAAATACCTACCTCTCAAGGTGGAACAAATAGTGCGGCAAAGCCTGAGAAATCAGCAGACGATACTATTTTTGATGTTCTTTCTGGAGCGGATGGTGGTCTGGATGATTTATTTAGTTAAGTAATCTCATAATAAAACTTGTAAAGGAGATTACAAATGGCAGATAATTTTAAATTATCCGATTTAGGTGTAGCACCAGCTACGTCTAATGATGCCTCTAGTAGAGGTGCTGGGTCTGATTTAAATACAGGTGATTTAAGGAGAAAGTACAATTTTGGTGACAGAGTATCTGAGCTAAATATTGCACAAGACCCTTTTTTCAGATTTGTATCAAAAGTAGGTAAAAAACCTTGTGATGACCCAAAATTTAAATTCACAGAGCGTAGAGGCTCTTGGCATAAAAGATATGCTTATGTTGTAGACCATGGAGCTACATCTGCATTAGGTAACAGTGGTGATGCTACTGTTGATGCAGGTGAAATGGCTGTTGGTGACCAATATTACTTAAAAATGGCTACTGATTATACTAACGATGGTAATCGTCAGAATATATATAATCAATCAACTAATGCTATATCAGTTGGTGGAACAGGTACACAGCCTAAGTTCTTCTTACCTGGTAATATGGTAAAAGTTAACTACGGTGCTGCAGGTACTCCAGGAACAGTTACTGGATACGCTTTATTTAAAGTAGTATCTGTTGACATGTCAGTTGCTGAGCATGCTATTTTAAAATGTAGAGTAGTAAAAGGTAGTTCATCAGCTCAAGACTTATGTTCTTATGCTGCTGCTGGTACTGCTGAGTCACAAGTGTATGATGAATCAATTTCTGGTGCTTTAGAAGCAAAAAGATGTTATGTTGTTGGTTCTGCATTTGAAGAAGGTTCTGGCTATCCTGAAACATGGAAAGACCAGCCTTTTGTAACAGGTTATGGACAGACTCAAATCTGGAAAACAACTTGTGCTATGACAAATACTGCTAGAGCAACAGTTCTTAAGTATGAAGGCAACGAATGGGCTAGAGTATGGAGAGAAAAACTAATAGAGCATAAATATGATATTGAGCAATCTTTATTATTTGGTACTCAGTACACAGATGCTGATGGTATTGGTTATACTCAAGGTGCTGTAGATTTCGTTCAAAACTATGGTAATGTATTTACATTAAATACAGACACTAAAACTCAAGATAGTTTTTTAGATGATATGTCTAACTACCTTGACCCAAGATATAACAATAGTGGTGCTACTGTTTATTTCTGTAACACAGCAGTTTATAACTGGTTACATAAATTAGGTGGATACTTTAAAAACAACTTAGAGATTGGTAATTTTGGTGCTTCTAGTGATGCTGGAAATACAAATCCTTTCTCTGCTGATATGGCTGTAACAGGTAAGAAAATGGCTGCTGGCGTTGGTGTCACAACTATTTCTACTGTATATGGTGATATGAATGTTGTAAGAAATATTCACTTAGATGGTACTAATATTCAAATGCTTGGTATCGATATGAAACACTGTGCTTATCGTCCACTAGTTGGTAACGGTATAAACAGAGACACATCAGTCTACGTAGGTGTTCAAACACTCGAAAACTCTGGGGTCGACAGAAGAGTAGACCAAATCTTAACAGAAGCTGGTATGGAATGGTCTATGCCTGAAGCACACGCTGTTTGGACAGCTTAAGGAGGATATGAATAATGGCAAATCCAATGTATGGACAAAATAAAGCTGATGACTTACTAGATGGCGCTTCGCACATTAGAAAAAAGCAATTTAAAATTGACTTTGGTGCGCAAGCTGCTGGCACAGCAACTACAGAAGTTTTTGATAAAGGGGACATGATTTTAGGGTTCTCTGCTGTAGTTAGTGAAGCTATGACATCTGGTGGTTCTGCAACTATTCAATTAGGATTTACAGGCACAACTATGTTGAGTGCTGCTGTAGCAAAAGCTACTGCTGTAGCTGATTATCCTATTGGACCAGACCACACTGCAGATGCTGCACCGTATGTTCTAGTTGCTAGCGATACTTTTGATAGTATTGTAGGTACTGCAACTGCAACTGCTGGTAAAGTAGATGTTACTGTTTGGTATATAGCTGCTCCTTCTTCTAATAACGGTCCTGAGTTCGTGACTGCATAAGAAGGAATAATAATAATGACTGGAGCGCTCCTTATGGTGAGCTTCCCTCCCTGTAAGGAGCGTTTCTGGTCTTAACTTAAACAAGCGCATTCACGCTCAGCCAGAGCTTAGCGCAGGAGGTAAACATGGCAAGAAAATACGGAACAAATTCTTACACAGTTCAAGAATCAAATAATCTTATGTTAGGTCAAGCAGGATTTGACAAAGTATCAGAAGGTACTGCAGAAACTGGTAATTGGGTTGCAATATACAATCCTGATGGTAGTGCAGTAGAAGTTGCTGTTACTTGTGGAACAGGTGACGATATAACTCTTAATATAGTATCAGGAACTTATTTTTATGGTCCTTTTACATCTATAGAAGTTAACACATCTAGCAAACATGTTATTGCTTACAGAGGATAATATGGATTTAGATACATTAAAATCAGCAACAATAGGAGGTAGTAGTATGACCATACAGTGCATAGAAATACTCTTTT